CTCTCTATTTACTTGTTGCGCCTATTGTAGCGTATCGCTTGACCCTTGTCAAGTCTGCCACTATTCGGCGTGTCGTGAGTATCTTCCGATACTTGATGACATGGAGAAGATTACACCATGCGCTCCCGCATGTCAAGCCCTAGAAGTGTGAAGTGTATCACACCCGAATTGGGGCGCATTGTACCGCATGGGGCGGGCATTGTCAAGCCCTAATGGTGTGGCGTTAGTCATAGAACATTTGTTCTAATTATTGGGGGGGCAATAGGGGTGGGGGGGGATAGTCACCCACCTAACTATTCTCAGATTTATCTCAGCAAACTCTCAGATTATTATTAGAACAGATGTTCTATGACCTATGTCACATGGTCTATGTAGTGTGACCCCCGTCACACCTAGTCAGATTCTCAGGAAACTCTCAGGATTCCCACAGGAATCTTTGAGGGCACATTGATTAAATCCGTCAGGATAGAAATATTATGTCTCACCCCATAAATTTCTGTTATAAACCCCCCAGAAATATATATAAATCGGACAATATACCCCCTAAATATAAATATATACAGGAAACCTGTTCGGTTTCCCGAAATGAACAGGTTATCTTATATGTAATAATAATTCCATATAAGAGCGAGCTTCGCTCTTCGGCTCGCTCGCTTATATATAATATAATATATAATAATATATTACATATATGGGGGGACTATGCCCGTTTTCTGACGGGCGTTTTAGCTGTGATTTCTACTGGAGGCTGACATGGGACGAAAGCCGGGCAAGGTTGATATACCGATGCACGAGGCTAAGGAGCGGGTACTGCTCCAACTAGCCCAAGGGGCGACTATTACCCAGGCTATGGGCTCCGTTAACCGAAACGAAGTAACCTTCCGTCAATGGACGATGAAGGATTCTGACTTTAAGGATAGAAGCGACAAGGCCCGCCTAGAGGGCAAGGGCGTCAAGGCTGACTTGAAGAACATCAAGCAGATTAGCTTCGCTGACTTTAGCGAGCAGTTCCTAGATACCAAGCTCTTTGACCATCACAAGGTATGGGTCGACTTGATAGAGGGCCGCGAGCCAGGGTGGGTACACCCAGCTATGACCTATGAGCCCGGCGCGGTTAACCGAGTCCTGATTAACGTACCGCCCGAGCACGCTAAGTCAACCGTGGTGACGATTAACTACGTTACCTACCGACTAGCTACCGAGCCTAACGTCAGAATCATCATAGTCTCGAAAACCCAGGGCATGGCCCGAAAGTTTCTTAGCGCGATTAAGACGCGCCTATCCCACCCATCTTGGATTAAACTACAGACGGCCTTCGGTCCGCAAGGCGGATACAAGGCCGATTCACAGACTTGGTCTGCTGATATGATTTACCTAGGAACAGGGCGTGACTCTGGCGAGAAAGACCCGTCAGTACAAGCCCTCGGCTTCGGTAGCCAGATTTATGGTGCCCGTGCCGACTTGATTATCCTAGACGATGTTGTGATGAACTCCAATGCCCATGAATGGGAGAAGCAAATTGAATGGCTTCAGAAAGAAGTCATCACACGCTTGGGTCGACACGGGAAACTACTTATCGTAGGGACCCGTGTTGCACCTGTCGACTTATACAAAATGATACGGGACGGACAACAGTGGACGGGTGGCAAGTCGCCATTCACATACTTCGCCATGCCCGCCGTTTTGGAGTTTGATGAAAAACCTAAGAATTGGAAAACTCTTTGGCCATATACGGACAGGCCTGAGGGGGAGCAAGATGAAGCTAATGCCGAAGGATTTTACCCCAAGTGGGACGGTCCTGCACTTTTTACTCGGCGCAGTGAAGTGGCACCTTCCGTATGGGCGATGGTCTATCAACAAGAAGACGTCATCGAAGACGCCATATTTGCGCCAGCAGCAGTTGCAGGATGTGTTAACGGTATGCGAAAGCGCGGACCGCTTAAACCGGGTGCTGCAGGACATCCCCGCAACGTCGAGTCAGCGTATACCGTAATAGGACTTGACCCGGCGATGACCGGTAATACTGCCGCCGTTGTAGCTACATACAACCGCGTCGACAGTATGATTTATATTTTAGATGCTGTCAATATGACGGACCCTACGCCTATGAAGATTAGGCAGTTGATTGAAGAATGGGTACAGAGGTACAAGCCTCAGGAACTTAGAATCGAAATCAACGCCCACCAGAAGGCTTATGCCCTAGATGATGATTTGCGTAACTGGCTTGCAGCCTATGGCTGTCAGCTAAACTCTCACTTCACTGGTAAGAACAAGTGGGATACAAGCTTTGGTGTAGCATCTATGGCACCACTCTTTGGTAGCCTTAGAGATGGAAGACATCAAGACAACAACATTATTGAACTACCAAGCAATGAAGGTAGCGAAGGACTTAAGGCTTTAGTACAGCAGTTGATTACTTGGAAGCCTGACACCAGGAACCCAACGGACTGCGTGATGGCTCTCTGGTTTGCTATTATCCGCATCCGCGAGATAATGCAGCAAGGTAGCAACACCCAGCGCTGGATGAATAATCGTTGGTCAACTAAAGCTCAATCACAGAAGAAGACAGCTATTAACTTAGATGAAGCCTTTGCAGAGCAATGGCAAGATATATACGGATAGGAGCCAACAATGGCAAAGATAAAGCGCCAATCAGTTAGAGAAGTTGAAGATAAAGCTTACTGGGCTAGACATGCTGCACAAACAAATGATTATCAGTCGTCAACTGTTGAAACAGCAATGGACCTTAACCGCGGAAAAGCTAGAGGGCTAGATAGGCTTCTTGGTAGAACGCCAACTGAAGGCGAAAAAGGTGCAGCAAAAATGATGCAGAAGACTAAATCTGCTGAACTTGATAGAAGTGCTACAAGAGCAAAAGGTGTAACTAATCGCGCTGCAGCAAAGGCAATAAAGGAAGATAGACGACGCGGATTAACTGGTCGCTCCTCCGGTGGAATTACGGGTAAAGGTTCTAAGAACGTTAACCCTACTTACAACACATACTAGAATTTAGTTAGGATAACATGGCACTTTCAATAGAACAGATTAGCGCACGGGTTGAATCCCTTCGCTATCGCGCAGTAGACAGGGATGCCCGTCAACAGGATGTCCTTGCCGTACGCCGTGGTGAGATTGCCAGCGTCTATCCTGACTTCTTCCCAGATGGAGTTGATGCGAATGTCGTTGCGAATTTTGTTGATATTGTTGCAAGAGATTTGTCAGAAGTCATGGCGCCTCTTCCGGCGGTCAACTGTTCCGCGGCGAATCAAGTTTCGGATAGGGCTCGTAGCTTTGCAGATAAGCGTACTCGTATTGCTTCCAATTATTTTGCTCACTCGGATTTATCTGTACAGATGTACTCGGGAGCGGACTGGTATCTAACCTACGGCTTCTTGCCATTCATCATCGAGTTAGACACAGAAGCTAAGCTTCCACGCATTCGTCTTGAGAATCCTATCGGCTCATATCCTGACTTTGACAGATACGGACGATGCACCGCATTTGCTAAGCGCTATCAGACTACGCTAGCTGAGTTAGTATCTATGTTCCCTGAGTATGAGCGTGCGCTCCTCGGTGGCATGGGCTACAAACAAGACATGAACTCTGTAGTTGAGATGGTTCGCTACTACGATGCTGAACAGTCTGTAATCTACTTACCAGATAAGAACAACCTTGTATTATCACAAGCACGCAACCCACTCGGTAAGATGATGGTTGTAGTTGCTCGCAAGCCATCTATTGATGGCGATATGCGTGGACAGTTTGATGATATCATCGGTATTCAGTTGCTACGCAACCGCTTTGCACTCCTTGCCATGGAAGCTGCAGAGAAGTCTGTACAGTCTCCTATCGTACTTCCACAAGATGTACAGGAGCTACAACTTGGTGGCGATGCAATCATCCGTACCGCAAACCCAGCCGGTGTACGCCGCGTAGAACTTACTCTACCACAAGGTGCATTCACTGAGCAAACATTACTGAATCAAGAATTGCGTGTTGGTGCTCGTTATCCTGAAGGACGTACGGGTAACATCGACGCTTCAATTGTCACGGGTCAGGGCGTTCAGGCTCTTATGGGTGCGTTCGACACCCAGGTCAAATCTGCTCAGGCTGTCTTTGCCAGCGCCCTCCGTGACGTCATCCAGCTTTGCTTCCAAGTTGACGAGCAACTCTTCCCACAAGAGAAGACGATTCGTGGCGTTGATGCAGGTAGCCCATATGAGATTACCTACAACCCAGTCAAGGACATCAAGGGTGATTACTCAGCCGATGTTCGTTATGGTATGTTGGCAGGACTTAACCCTGCACAGGGACTTATCTTCATGCTACAAGCACTTGGCGGTGGATTAATCTCTAAGGATATGGCTATGCGCGAATTACCATTCAGCGTAAATGTCAGCCAAGAGATTGAAAAGATTGAAATTGAAAACATGCGTACTGCGCTACTTGCATCTCTACAAGCTTACACTCAAGCAATCCCACAGATTGCCGCACAAGGTGGAGACCCAGGAGATATCGTACAGAAAATTGCTGGGGTTATCAAGGCACGTCAAAAAGGACGTAGCATAGAAGATGCTATTGAAACCATCTTCCCTGCACCTCAGCCACAGGTTCCTCCTGCTGGAGCCCCTCAAGCGGTTGAGCAACCGTCCCCTGCTCCTGCTCAAGCTCCAGTGGGAGGCGCTCTTCCAACCGAAGAAGCCGTAACTGGACAAGAGGGTGGACGTCCTGATATCTTAAGTTTGCTATCTAGCCTAAATGCTTCAGGCGAAGCCAATGCAAGCGTAAGGACAATTCGGAGAAGGTAAGTTAGGAGGGGACGATGACAACGATAATTGGTGTCGAATATGATGACAAATCTGTCATCGTTGCTGATAGCCGTATTACCGACGATAGTGGTAAAGTTTATTCACATCCTGTGATGCGTAAGATTACTCAACGCGGAGCCCTGCTGATTGCAGGAGCGGGAGAGGTGGCTCCCTGTGATATAGCCCAGAATATCTGGGTACCACCAGTATTTACAGCGAAGGATAAGAAAGATGCCTATCGCTATATGATAGTCAAGGCTATGCCTTCACTTCGTAAATGTCTTACGGAGAATGGTTATAACTTTGATGAACCTCACGACAAAGATAAAGATGGATTAAGATTCCAGTTTCTCATCGCAGTTGGTGGCGAGCTCTTTGATGTCGACCAAGATTTGGCGGTGATGAAAAGTGCAGAAGGATTCTACGCCATCGGCAGCGGAGGTGCTTACGCACTTGGCGCTCTTTATGCAGGCTCTAATGCCATCGCAGCAATGGAAGTTGCCGCAAGAGTCAGTGCCTACACAGCAGCCCCCTACCAAGTAGAGGAACAAGCTAAGTGAGTAAATTCACAGATGCTATCAATAATGCAATGCGAATACTTGCTGAAGAGCTAGAAGATTCAGATAGTCAGATATGTACCGGATGGGTACTTGTCAGCGAGTGGAGTGACTTCGAAGGTACTAGATACCTGATGACAGATGTAAGTGAGAACATGAATCCTTGGTTAGCCAAGGGTATGTTACTATCAGCAGAAGAATATTCTTATACACCCGAGGAGGATGTAAATGGCAGTTGAGAATCGTGGAGGCTATCGCCCCACAGCTCCTCAGAATAATCCAGCAAACATCAACCCAATGGGTGGCAATGGACAGAGCGGTATGAATACAGATTACTCAGGCTTTGCATATGGGCAGAATAAAGCTGTTAATGAACAACGCAAGGCTGCTCCTATTAAGGCAACAGAGGGCAATGCAAGAGTTGTAGCTGCAGCTCCACAGATGATGCAACCAGTCGTTCCATTGGATGCACCTACGCAACGTCCTGACCAACCTGTGACTGCAGGTGCTGCAATGGGTCCAGGAGGCGGAGAAGAATTACTTGGACTACCTCCAATTTCTCCAATGGTTGAATTTGACAGTGGCGTAAATGCTATCCGTGCCCTCTATCTACAGGACCCAAACAATCAGGATTTGAAACGCATTCTTGAATATGTAGATAGACCGGGTGCTACTTCGTGAGTCAGCCAGGCGTCAAGAAAAATAAAGACGGTACCTGGAGTATTACTGGAGTCCAGGAGCGAACCACTACACAGCAGACTGCTGACTATGAGGAGCTCCGTAAGGCTGCCCAATTAATCCCAGGGCAAGAAGGATTCAACGCCCGGGAACTTATACTTAATAATCCAAGTATGTCTGGTGGACTTCTTGCAAGTCTATCTAAGAACTATGCTGTTCCTAATAATGACTTAGTTAAGACACTTGTAGAAATTGATGCACTTACTCAAGCTCAGCGCGAGAAGAATGCTTTCGATGAGGCTCAGCGTGTAGCTAACGAAAAGTTTAGCAAGACATATCGTGGTATGATTTGGAATTCTTTTAAGTCAGCCGTACGCGGTATTACTACAGTAGCTGAAACTGGATTTGATGTACTAGGCACCGGTGTCCGTGGACTTAAGCAATCATTTGATGCTTGGGCTAGAGGCGACATTGACTTCTGGACTGGACAACCAACTGACCCAACCAAGACTAAAGCAGACTTAGGTTTACCGGTAGGTGTAATCGAAGGTGCTATCACTGGCGAGAAAGCAACGGCTCCACTTGATTTGCTGCTACAAACTAAAGCAGGTCAAATCGGTCTTGCCATTAAAGAGAACAGAGAAATTGATTTTGGTCAGGGATTCTTTCCCTCCGAAGAAATAGGCTTAGGCTTTGCTGCTCGTCAAAAGAAGATGGAAGTAGCCAAGGTAGTTGTCAAGTTAGACAACAATAGAACCTATGAGCGCCCTTATTCTTTCTTTGACCCAATCGTAGAATTTATCCCAGGCATTGAGCCTGACACGGGAACAGGTAGCCTTGTCTCTGCTATCGGCGACTTAATTGTACTGATTGCATCAGACCCAGGTATTGCCTATGCTAGAGCTAAGGCTATTAAGGATTCACTAGAGCGTACCGCTCGTCTATCCTCAGGCAAGAAGGCAGCAACTACTGCCCGCGACTTAGCACTTAAAGCGGCAGAGTTAGATGAACTTGTAAAGCAGACAGATGAAGCTATTGCTGCATGGAAGTCTAGCACAGGCTTCGCTAAGCTAGCAAGAGAAGAAGATTTAGCTGAGTTAATGAAGCGTCAGTTCCAGTTAGCTGACGAGTATGACAACACAGTCTATGACCCTGAAGCTATTGCTAAGTTCCTTAGTGGCGCTAATGGTGCACCTGTAGTAAATGCTCTTGCTGATATGGACTTCAAGCAAATCTATGCCATCGGTAAAGGTGGCGGTAAGCGTGGAGCTTTCAATGTAGAGCAAGCCAAAGAACTTGCAGCAGCTACTACTCGTGAAGAAGTACTAGGCGTACTCGCTAAGTACATTGCTTCTGGTGAAGTTGTAGCTGATGTACTAGAGACTGGTACTAAAGTAGGCAATGCCGTCCGTGGAATAGTTAACTCTCGTATCGTACCGGGCAAAGCCGTACAGATTGCAAACTCAGTTAAGGGACTTGGAGCCCGTGGTGTAGCTAAGCTACCACTCATTGGTAAAGTATTAAATACTGTAAATAAGAATTACAGCGTTGTTCTACCTGGCGGTTCCTTGGTTCACGCCTCAGATAAAGACGCTTTAGTTAGCGCTATCTACAACTATGGCCGTGCTACCAATGTACCTGAGAATGTAATTGACGATTTAGTCGGTACAGTTATCTATGCTGACGATGCTTCAGCCGTAGGCTATGCTGCTACCGGTAGACTATTCGATGAAATCTTCAAGGCTAATGCTGCCCTCCGCGGATTAGATGTTGACGCACTCAAGGAAGCCACCAGAGTATTTGAATCTGGCCGTACTCAGATGGCAAACTATTGGGCTGACCGCCATGCCGCTGGAGCTAAACTTGACTATGTGCTTTCGGGCAATAAGAAAGTCACAATCAGTGGCCCTCATCTAGACTCAGAGTATTTGAACTCTATGGTCTACTTGCCACCTGCTCAAGATATCCTGAACATTATCTCCAAGACTGCTCGCTATGGCGGCAGTGGCGTTGAGAAGGTTAAGGAAATGGCAAACGTCCTAACCAATAATTACTGGAAGCGAATGGTTCTAGTACGCCCTGCGTATATCCTTCGTAACATTGCTGAAGAGCAAATCCGTGTACTTGGTACCGGGCATATATCATTCTTTAACAACCCATTAACTGCTGCGGCTATGTGGCTAGGACGCTCTGATAGCACCAAAGCTTGGCGTAGACTAGCAGCAAGATTTGACCCATATAAGAATACTGTAATGGGTACAGGCTTTAAGCTTGGTTCATCAAGAGATGAATTCTTAGCTGAAGTTGTAGCGCACGATGCCAAAGAATCTTATATTCAGTTCATGGCTACCAAGTCGGTATCCTCATTCGATACCGATGTCCGTACTGCTATGACATTTGCTGGATTCGTTCCAGTTGAGTATGGACACCCACGCTGGTGGGAAGGCTTGGCTAACGAAATTCGTATCCTAAGCAACTCTATCGGTGGACGAGTAGTTGCCCGTACTGCTGTAGGTAAAGAACAGGCAGGAGTAGACTTCGTACTTCGTGGTGGCGGAAAGAAAGAGTGGGACCAGTTTGCTGGTGCCCAGCCTAAGGAAGTCCGTGAGTGGCTACTAACTGACGAAGGTGCAATGAATTACCTATTCACAGGTAAGAATGCTAAAGGTCAGTTGACATCCGTACGCGCCCGTGTTGATGAGGCTGCAGGTATGGAAGGTGAAGCTTCTCAAGCTATCAAAAACTTGATTGCCTTTGGTAAAATTGAAGGTGAAGGATTAAATATTGCTGTGCCTAAAGGGCTACAGTCTGCTGAGAATTCTATCCGTAACGCTGAAGAAATTCGTCGCGGCAAGAAGCAACTCAAAGATATTAACCAAGAGTTTGCTGGAATACTAAAGAATACATTTGACGGCAAAGGTAACTGGGACAACCTTCGTATGAATGTCCCTGAGGCTAGATTCGGCAAAGGCAAGACTGAGCGAAATGCTCTAGTTGCAGGCGTTGATGAGTTTACTGAATGGTTCTTTGATAGAGCTATTGAGCTAGAAAAGTCCTCTACTATGGGCCCAGAATGGCGTCAGAAGTACTGGGATGCTATCAACGATATCGCTGGTTCACTAGATGAAGCAGCAGTAGCACGCCTTAGAAATGTAGCTGAGGATTCACTTACCCCGCTTAAGAGCTGGAATGGTAAGCCAATCGGTAAGCAACACAAGGTATGGCAGGCATTCGAGAGAACTAAGCCTGGTGGAAATGTAACCCTACAAGATGCACATGAGTATGCCTCCACTGTAGCTAATCGCCATGTTGCTGAACTATTCTATGATGCTTCAAAGAAGCGTCTACTATTTCATCAATTAAGGCTTCTATTACCATTCGGACAGGCATGGGAAAACACCATTACTGCTTGGGGTAAGATTGCTCTTAATAACCCTGGAGAAATCTATAAGGTTCAGAAGGGTTTGAACTGGTTAGTATCTCCTGAATCATCTGCATTGTACCAATTGACAGATGCTAAAGACTACTATGACCCGAATCAAGGCTTTTTCTACACCGACCCACTAGATGGTCAGCGTAAATTCTTCGTACCATTCCTTGCAACTGGTATGAATTTCATGACAAATTTAGTCTTTGGTGTAAGAAACGCTTTAACTGGACAGGGCATAGAAGCTCCTCAGATTAGCGGCCCATATGCCGCGGCAGCTACGCCACAGTCGTTTAACTTCGCATTTGCATCAGGTAGCATTATTCCCGGCGTAGGCCCTGGACTATCTGTACCGCTAGCAGGACTTGATAAAGCTGGCATTAGTCCACTACAGGTACTACCATTCGGGCTACGCGATATGGCTTACAAAGTTATCTTCCCATTTGGAAGCCCTGACTTTGAACAAGGATTCCTAGAAGGATTCCTTCCTGGCAACTGGCGTAGAATGCTTGCACCTTTTAGCCCTGAGAGTGCTTACGCTGCAGCATTTGCTCCGACTATGAATTATCTTGCATCGGGTGGTAGCTATAACCTAGATGATATGGAAGACCAAGCACGCCTAATGCGTGATACCGACTTCTTCTCTAAGTGGTTTACATTCTTCCGTGGTTTAACTGGATTGGTATCACCATTCCCTATCAATCCTACAGGAATCACAACCCTAGAAGATGGAAATACGGTACTAAGTACTGCCCTGTATAATGACTTCAAGCAATTAGAAGTTGCAGCAGGTGGAGATAAGGCTAAAGCATACCGTGACTTCTTTGACTTGTATGGCCCTAACTATGTATATGCCATCATCTCGACATCAACTGGTGCACCTACAAACCTATATACCTATGAGATGATTAAGAAAGACCCAGAAGTTGTGGATATTTATCCAGATGTTTACGGGTTTGCTTATCCAGGTGGCGGGTACTCCCAGGAACTATATCGCTGGCAACGTCGCATGGGCAACAAGGAGCGCTTTACCACACAAGAATTAATTCAAAGAGCTACATTGCTACGCTTCTATGCAGCTAAGGATACACTCCTTGCTCGCTCAGTAGGTGAAGGTTGGGATAGCGATACATTCCAAGACGCATCTCGTAACTTGACAAACTCATTTGCTGGCTCAGGACTTAAATATAACTCTGACCCATACCGCGAAAAGCGCGTAAAGGAACAGCTAACCCGTATGGCACTTGATGAAAGATTCGATGATTCAGATGCAGTATTGGGTCTTCGTGACTACCTATACCTACGCCAACAGGCGGTAGAGGCAAGTGGTAGTGAGACTGATAGCCTTGCCACAAAGAAAGCTTTACCTCAGCGTGAGTGGCTAGCAGAGCGTGCGAAAGAAATCATAGCACGTCACCCCGAATTTCAAAATATGTTCTACACATTCTTTAAGAAAGAGCTGGAGGCTAAGTAGTGGTACAGAAAAATCCAAAGCCAAGCCCTAGTCCTTCGGCTGGTCCACGCACTTCCACAAGTCAGGAACTAGCTGATAAGGCTTCTACTCAGGCTAAGAATACTACCCCTCCTCCTGGTGGCGGTTCTACTGGAAAACTACCAGCCACAGGACTTGATGGTCGACCATTAGGTAGCCCTGTATATGGTGGACAAACAGGCTCCTTGCCTCCACAATTCGCAGGTGGACAACCAGTTCCTGGTCAATTCATAACCAAGAAGACCCAGTACTATCGTGGTGCTGGTATGACATATCTTCAGACATTAACAAACAAGCAGAGAATCGATGCCCTTAGTAAGTTAGCCCAGATTCCTGGAGCCTATGCTAATCCAAAGGATGCTCCGACTGCTTCATATCTACAGAATCTAGCAGCAACTGGGCTAGTAACAATACGCCCAGAGGATGCTGCTGCTGTAGAGAAGTTGATGTACATCTCCGATACTGTCGGTGAGAACATTGAAGACACAGTAGCTAGATTCTATTCTGACCCTAAGTTAGCTAAGCAGACCCTAGATATCTCAGGACTTGCAGGCAAGAAGGTAAAGCTTACCCCTGCTGATGCGTTAAGAGCTGAGCTAAATCAGAGCATGCTAGACTTCTTAGATATCAAAGCTGACAAGAAGATAGCAGATGAGTATGTTGCTGCAATCAATAATCTAGAGTTAAAGCGTGGCGGAGCCATTACTTCTCTTGAGCGCTCACAGTTGCTATTCGATGCGGTACAGAAGAAGGCCTTAGAAGTATTCAAAGATGACCAGGCTCCTGACTCCCTATTGCTACGCAAAGGCGCAGTTGGTGGAACCTTCAATGTATTGCGTAAAACATACGATGACTTCGGTATCCCTGTTGATGAGAAGACTCTATACAAGCAGGCAATTACCGGTACTCGTAGCCGTCAGGCCCTAGAGAATTTGCTACAAAAGATTGGCGTACAGGCAGAGGTAGCATTCCCTGCGCTGACTAACTATATCCGTCAGGGACTTACAACCAAGGAAGCCTTGGCAACTTATGCTGGTATCCGCTCAAAGATTCTTGGAGTGCCAGAGACAGCAGTTCAGATTTCTGATATGTATCCTGTATTCAAGGGTAAAGAACTTATGACTCCTAAAGAGTGGGAGAACTACTTATATACTCTACCTGAGTATAAGCAGTCTCCACTATTTAAGCAACGTCAATCAAGCGATGCCCGTGTACTATTAGACAACTTCTTCGGGGGTGCTGCGTAATGGCAGAAAGAGAAAACAAGTATAAGGGTATGTCCGTACAGGAGATAGCCGAAGCTAGGAAGCAAGCCAAAGAGACTGCCGCTACAACTAGAGAACAACGCATGACTGAGCTTCAGACTCAGCGTGAGGCTGGCGCCTTACAGCGTGCCCTAGCCCGTGCATCTTCAGCTCCTGAGTTTAACTTTACTCAACGCCCTGAAGGATTCATCGACGAAGGCAACAAAGTCATTCGTTACTATGGCTGGAGTGGTGGTAAAGAGACAGGTAAGTGGGTAGCTCGTGAGGCTCCCTTAACTGAGACTAACTACAACAAGTATAAGAATTTAATTCCTACAACTGAGATACCTGTAACTAGTATAACATCTAAGATGGTACCAAGTAAAGATGTTAAAGATGGATTCGTTGTATCTAGCAAGGGTGAACTTGTAGCCAAAGGTAATGTTGACAAGTCAGTCTTGGGTATCAAATCAGACTTGGATATGGAAAAGGTTCTAGGCAAGCGTCAACCTCGTGAGGATGCAGCGCTAGCTGCAGCCCTTGAGAGGGCACAGAAGAGCCCCATGACTAACTTCATGATACGCCCTGCCGGTAGAGTAACTGATGATAAAATCTTTTTCTATAGCTGGGTAGGTGGAAAAGAGAATGGTCAGTGGTATTTATATGAAGCTGACAAGACTCAAGAGAATATGGAAAAGTACGCCACTAGAATTAGAGAACAAGGCTATTTTAAACCTACTTCAATAAGGGATACATTAATACCTACAACCAATTTTTATGGTGAAGGTTGGAAAGAGACGCTAGAAAAGCGTAAGATTGTTCCAGCCTTTAATCCAGATAATACTGCTAAGATAACCCTAACGGGTCAAATAGAACGCTGAACTGGAGAATACATTGGCTAGATATCGTGGACCATTAATCGATGGCGGAGGGGATGAAGCCCCTACACCAGTCTCAGCACCTGCCTCTGCCCCTGCTACTGTTGAAGCCGGAGACCCAGCCAAGGCTGCGCTACTGGAAGAGATTACAACTTCCTTTAGCGCGATTGATGAAGCCCTTAGTAAGTCCGAAAAGGAACTAACAGATTTAATTGCACAGATTGAAGCTGATGCTATTGAGGCTGAAAGACTTGCAGATGAGGCTGCTAAGTTGGCAGCCCAAGCAGAAGCTGAAGTTAAAGCTGGCGACATTGCCATGGAAAAGGGTAATGTACTTTTCAAGCAAGCTTTCTATAGTGACCCAACAGCAACATTTGAAGGCTTAGGTACATCATCCAAGAAAATAGTATCTTCAGGAATGTTTGATGGCAATGCTGCACTAACCGCAGCCTTTAGTGCCCTAGCAGCAATTGGCGTAGAGGGTTTGCTGGATGTAATGAATCGTATCCGTGCAGAGTATCCAGACATCTCAGCTGAGGATGCACTGACCCTAGTTAAGTTTGATAAAAGATACAATGAGCCATACCTCAAGCGCTTTGAGGGTAACCGTAAGCGCATGATAGCTGGACTAGCTCCACTAGATGACAAGACATACCTAGCTAACGAAGCTGCTTATGGTAAGATTTTTACATCGTATGGACTAAAGCAGTTTGCTAATAGAGAAAAGTATGCTAACTTTATCGGCTCAGATATTGCACCTGATGAGGTAGCTGAGCGTGTACAGTTGGTATACAACCGAGTAAACAATGCTATGCCTCAGGTATCCAAGGCTCTACTACAGTTCTATCCAGAGCTAACCACACAAGACTTGATGGCTTACAGCCTAGACCCAGTCAATCAGCTACCAGCAATTCAGCGTAAAATTACTGCTGCTGAAATTGGCGGAGCTGCACTTGCTCAGAATCTAAGGACTAGCCTAACCCCAACTACATTTACCGGCGCCCAAGCTGCTCCGTTTACCAATGTAGTTCGTGGCACAATTGGCGTTGAGACAATGCAGAAAGCTGGCGCAGATGCTGAAACAGCAGCCAAGGCTTCAGCATTCGTAGCTGATGTCCTAGCTCCAGTAGAGAAAGTCAGTGCCATCTATGGCAATAGACTTGCTCAGTATGGTCAAGCAGAAGCGGAGCAAGAGGCTTACCTTGCTAGCGTAGAAGCCAAGAAGAAGAGAGAAGCCCTAGCTGCAGCAGAGCGTTCAGCTTTCCAAGGTGAAGCAGGAATGCTTCGCTCACAACGCAGAGCAGTAGGCGGACTAATATAGAATCCTAAGTGGACCGACCGGCCCCACTTGGTGTACTGACCGGTAGCAAGAGCCAGGATAGACTCCCCATCTAAACTGAGGCTTGCGACTAAAACGAATAGAAGGGTGGAAGTTGCTATGAGCAACACATACTGGGACGAAGAAGACGATGACCTAGATACCGAAAGTCAATCGTTTGGCGTAAATGAGAGTGACTTACTTAAGAAACTCCGTAAAGCTAAACGAGCAGACGAGAAGCGTATCAAGGAACTTACTGAGCAACTTGAGGGATTATCCAAGGTGCAGCGTGAGCGAGTCGTAAAAGAAGTCCTGGAAAAGAAGGGTGTCAACCAGAAGGCAGCACGCCTTGTAATGAAAGACTTGGATGACGTTAACGAGGAGTCAGTATCTCGCTGGCTCGATGATAACGCAGACTTGTTTGGATTACAGGTAGCCGAAAGGGAAGTACCTACACAAGACATTGCGGCATTACGCCAGCAAGATATCTTGACGCAGGGTGCAGTGACACCCGACAGAGGATTGGATATAGAACAGCGCCTAAACAATGCTGGTTCTGCAGAAGAAATTCTGAACCTCCTCCGTTCCTAATCAATATCCGTTCATAGTCTAGGAGACTAAAACTAATGTCACAATATACATCAACCGCGAGCACGTCTCTCGGTGGAACAGTTGGTGGCGCTGGTCTCGTACAGAAGGCGTATGACCGTCTTCTCGAGTTCGCTCTCCGTTCCGAACCCCTACTTCGTTCGGTTGCGGACAAGCGTCCAGCACGCCAAGCAATTCCAGGTTCAACCGTTGTTCTACAACGCTATGTTGACCTTGACCAAAAGACATCTACTCTATCTGAGACAACTGACCCAGATGCAGTAGCATTGTCAACACCAACCTCAGTAACTATTACTCTTAACGAGTATGGTAACGCAGTGTTGGTAACCCGTGCACTTGAGTTGTTCTCACTTGCAGATGTAGACCCAGCAATTGCAAATATCATTGCATATAACCTTGCTGACTCTATCGATGCAGTTGTATCCACAACTCTCATTGGCGGAACAAACGTACTTTATGGTGGTGCTCGTACATCTACAGCAACCATTACTGCAACTGACACCATTGACTCAGCAGACATCCGCAAGGCTGTTGCTAAGTTACGTGCCAACAAGGCAAAGGCTCGCCGTGGTTCATACTACTGGTGCGGTATTCACCCAGAAGTTTCACACGACCTTCGTGCAGAATCTGGTAACTTGGGCTGGAACTTCGTTCACGCACAAACCCCTGGTAATGTTGACAAGATTTGGGCAGGCGAAATCGGAGACTACGAAGGTGCATTCTTCGTTGAGTCCTCACGCCTACCAAATGCTAAAGATGGCGCTGACCAGACCGCTCTCACTACAACTGCTGTAACTGTTGCAGGTACTTCGGCAGGCTTCACCTTCGGTGTTGCTTCTTCTGCTGTTATCGCAACTCGCGCAGAGGTTGGCGACAAAGTTGCTGGAACAGGTATTGCATCAGGTGCAAAAATTACCGATATCAGCACAACTGGTTCAACTACAACCTTTACTGTAGACACAGCAAATACTGCTGCTGTTACTGCTACAACCGTTGTAACTGTAACTCCAGTTACTCGTGTATTCGATACTATCCTCTGCGGACAGCAAGCACTTGCTGAGGCTGTTGCAGAAGAGCCACACATTGTTATCGGTAACGTAACCGACAAGTTGATGCGCTTCCGCCCAATGGGCTGGTACGGCGTACTTGGCTTCGCTCGCTATCGTGAAGAAGCATTGTACCGAATCGAAACCGGTTCTTCAATCGCTGCTCTCTAGTTGATTGATTCTGTAGGGCAGGCATATTAGAACAGTCTGCCTTATGGGATGAGTTCACTAAGGAGGACTTATGACTGAATGGCTATTTAAAACACCAACAGTAGAAGAAGGTCCTGCTGGAGAAGGTAGGCTTTTTTACTTTTATAAAATTGATAGAGGCGTATCAATTGTAATGCAGACTAGTGGAACTTGGAAACAGGTTCGTTACTTAGTTGATAGTGATTTAGATACCTACCCAATAGTATTCCGTGGTGGGTATGAACATACTGTTGATGATGCCACTAAGGCATCACTAATAGCAGGAAATGTTGGAGTGACGGAGGCCAACTTTACAGCACTATGAAACACTGGGAACATCATCCTGAGCCAATAGAAGGTTGCTTTGGATGTAAGGGGTTATCTATCCAGATGAACTCTGGGGACGCAGATAGTCGCAGGTCAA